TCTCCTAAATTCATTAGATGCCACCTTCCCAAACTTTACGGATATGAGTTACATTCCCATCATCCCATCTCTCTTGATTTAATAATGTCATAGGTGCTGGAACAAATCCTTCCTTCCATTGTTTGGTTTCTTTCATCATCTTGACATATCCTATAACTTTATCAGCTATCAAGTCAAGGTCTTTTGCTTCCCATTTTTCTAAACAACCCTTTTTATTATTTTTACGGACATTTGGGTATAAATCCCAGAACTCTGAAAAACGCACTGTGGTTTTTATAATCTTATCTATATCTAATCTTATCTTACTCTTATCTGTTATATAATCGTTATATAATTTTTCATCTGTAATTATCCAAGTATCTAATTCCTTTAAGATTTTCTCTACAAACGCAATAGGTTTTCTTAATCTAAAAGCTATATCAGGAATCATTCCTATTACGCCATTACCTTCAGAAGCTAGACACCAAAGTTTAAATAAAGTGGCTTGTTTTACATCATCCATTTTCATAAAATCAGGGTCATTTAATAAATCACGACCATAACATTTAAACCATTTCATATCACTTTTATGCTTAAAATGCTGAAATTTATCCCAATTCTTAATTCTCATATTCTTTCCTTAAAATAGACATTCTTCATATAATTCTGTTACTAGTACAAATTACCATAATATATTATCAAATGCAAACATATTTTTTATATAATTATTATATAAAAATGCTTGACATGGTATTTTATATCATTAAGATAGGCATTGTAGTATTTAACTTTTAGGAGAGAAAAGATGAGTATTAAGACTATGATTGTAAGTTGTATAGCGTTCTATTGTTATATTGGATTATGCCTTTGGGTTATGGGCAAGTTAGCAGGAGTAATATAATGGAACGACATTTAGACCCAGACGCATATTTAGATGACATGGAAAGACTTGAACAACAAGAACAAGAAGCGTATTATAAACTAGACCAACAGGAGAAACATGATGACTAAATACTTATGGTTCTTTCTTTTTATATTTTGGGGGTATATAATATGGCGAATGGTTTAGAACACATAGCAAAGATTTTAAAAGAATTAAACGAAGAACTTAAATTAGATAACGACAAATGGGAGAGAGCAAATGTCACAACAACAACACTACGACCAAGTAATGATGCAACAACATCAACACGAATTAAAACAACAGGAGAGAAAGATGAGTAAACAGGGTATAGTAAATATTAAAGGCAAAGATTATAAAACAGTAGCATTAAGAGTTCAGGAGTTTAGGGAACAGTTTCCTGATTACTTTCTTACTACTGAAATAGTTAAGATTGATGATGAACAATGTATTGTTAAGGCTTATGCAGGTATTCATTTAGAAGGTGGTCAAGTGCAAACATTTGCAACTGGTCATGCACAGGAGTTCCGTAAAGCATCACAAATCAATGGAACATCTTATGTAGAAAACTGTGAAACAAGTGCCATTGGTAGATGTCTTGCAGCTTTAGGATTAGGTGGCACAGAGTTTGCTTCAGCTAATGAAGTAGTCAATGCTATTCATCAACAAAATAATTCTGTTAAGTTAGTATCTAAAGAAGATTTCCTATGATAGAACAACGCACAGACGAGTGGTTTCAGCAACGATTAGGCAAAGCTACCGCATCCAGAATATCGGATGTGATAGCCAAGACTAAATCAGGTATATCTACAAGTCGTTATAATTACCTTATTCAACTTGTATCAGAACGTCTTACAGGCAAGAAAGGCGATAGTTTTGTTAATCAGGCTATGTTAGATGGTATTGAACGAGAAAGTGCTGCTAGGGAGCTTTATGTGCAATCTAGGGGTGTATCTGTAGTAGAGGTAGGATTCTTTGACCATCCTATTATTGCAAATAGCGGTGCTAGTCCAGATGGTGCAGTTGAGTCAGAAGAAGAAGGTAAGTATGCAGGGCTCATTGAAATTAAGTGCCCTATAGAAACTACCCACACTAATACGCTTATGAGTAAGTCAGTACCTACCAAGTACATTCCACAGATACAATGGCAAATGGCTTGTACTAATGCTAAATGGACAGATTTCGTTAGCTATAATCCTAATTTTCCTGTAGACTTGCAATTGTTCGTGTTTAGGGTTGAACGAGATGACGATTATATTAATGAATTAGAAACAGAAGTAATTAAGTTTTTAGATGAAGTAGACCAAACGATTATTAAACTAAAGGAGCAATAAGATGGCTGAATATGATAATACTAATACTTTTGCATTATTTAAGAATGATAAGGGCGACAATCCTAAACGACCAGATTACACAGGCACTGCTAATGTAGATGGTATTGAATTTAGAATTAGTGGTTGGATTCGTGAAGGTGCTAAAGGTAAGTTTATTAGCGGTTCTGTGCAGTTAAAAGATAACAACTCTGCTGGTGCTAGTAAACCTGTAGATGAGGATGTTCCTTTCTAGGAGCATCCCCATACACACTATACACACTATTTATTCATTACATACATGGTTACTTCAAAGCCAAAACGCATTTCTGTAGCAGTAGGTTTAGTCCACATGGTCTATTCTCCTTTCTTTGAATTTATAGTATCATTATACGCTTATGTGTATTTTGCCACGACTGTAAAACCATTAGAAAGGACTGTGTAATATATGGATATAAATAATATGGAGTTAGATGTTGCATGTTATGCAACTGCGGTGTATCATGAGGTCAATACTCGTTCATTAGAAGAAAAGGTTGGGGTGATTAATGTTATTCGTAATAGGTTGCATAGTGGTCGTTGGGGTTATTCTGTATGCTCTGTCGTTTACGCTAATAATCAGTTTGCTGTGCAAGATGAAACCCACCATCCAGTTGATGAAAGGGCGTATTTGGAGACTAAACTTTTGGTTATTGATACGATTATTTATAATAAACATACTAACCCAGTTGCAAATGCTTTATATTTCCATGATGACTCAATACCGCCAAAGAAAGAATGGTTTGGTAAAAGAAAAAAAACGCACATAGGAAGGATGGTATTTTATTAATGAAAAAAAAACCACTCGCATATTTATATGAAGAATATGATGTAAGGTCTGGTGATTTGTTAAAATCTTATCTATGGTCATTTCATCCTAACCAATTGTCATATTTAAACGACCTAAAAAATACAACACACCACATAAAAATAACACCATTGTTTGCTGGTGAACCTGTAGAAGAATACAAAGGCATATCTAAATACGATAGTAAACGATTAACGGAAGCTAATAATGGACTCTAAACCTAATTTATTTATAGCAACACCTATGTATGGCGGTCTTTGTTATGGAACTTATATGGAGTCTATATTAAGCCTACAGGCACATCTTATTGCCAAAGACATAGATGCTTACTTTTCATTCCTATACAATGAAAGTCTTATTACTCGTGGTCGTAATACATTAGTTAATGACTTTTTAAAGTCTGATTGCACTCACATGATATTTATTGATGCTGATATTCACTTTAATCCAGAACATTTATTTAAAATGATTGATTCAGATGTAGATATTATTTGTGGTCTTTACCCTAAAAAAGAAATTAACTTTGGCTCACTAGCATTTGCTATTAAAAAGAATGTGCCAGAAAATCAATTAAAATATTTTACAGGTGAATATGTAGTCAACATGGTAGGTGATTTAAAAGAACAACTTGTTCCATTAGATAAGCCTTTTGAGATTAAACATGGTGGTACAGGATTTATGGTAATTAAGCGTAATGTCTTTAATAAGTTAAAGGATAAGTGTCCTAAATATATCCATAACATGAATGATACTACTAACAATTCTGATTTAGGTGATGAAATAGTAGAATATTTTGCCACTAGCATTGATGAAGAAAAAAAACTATTGTCAGAAGACTATCATTTCTGTAAACTAGCTAGGGACAATGGAATTAAGGTATGGGGTGCAGCATGGGCACAGTTAGTCCATACAGGAACTTATCAATATAGTGGGAGATTAGTATAATGTATACAAAGTTAGATGACCAAAGACAAGCAAAATTTATTGTGAATTTTATACAAGAACATCCTAATTGCAGTATTAAAGATATTGTGCAAGGATGTGTTACTAATAGGGTTAGGTTAAAGTATTTAGAGAATCAAGGATATTTTACTTTACCTAAATGGACTTACAATAATGAACTAGATAAACGCTTTAAGAATAGAAACTATGTATCTGTAACTGTAGGAAGGGAGTATGGTAAATGGATAGGATATTAAAAGTAATTGATTATATTATATATTTTATGGTAGTATTCTCAATGATATGGTTCTTTTACGGAATGTATCAATTAATTGATTTATTTTTTATAAGGGGATAAGAATGGTTGATTTAGTTAATAACCCTCCACATTATTTGGTGGGAGGCATTCAAGCAATAGATATTATTAAAAGTCGTTTAAGTAAAGAAGAGTATATTGGGTATCTTAAAGGATAGATCGGAAGAGC